TCAAAACCCCTCAAAACCCGTCAAAATCCGTCAAAACCATTCAACCCCCTATTATTGCTTGACTTGAATGTGTTATGCGTAGCGCATGTCAGAAACAAACTGGACCACACTTAGAGATCAAATGTACGCCGATCTGGCATCCGGAGACTGGAAAACCAAGTCTTACCAGATCGGCTCCCGCCGCCGCGAGATCCGCGACATATCCGAATATTTAGACCTGCTCAAGTTTGTGGAGCACAAAGCCGCCCTACAATCAGGAGCCGTGTCAGGGAGGACTTATGCCAAGCCGATCAGGCCGCGTTAAAAGAAAACCACGGCTGCGTCAGTACGCTGCGGCAAAGACTACCCGCTTGACCGGGGGCTGGACTCCAGTTGACCCCAACGCGAAAGAGCTTGTGCAGTCGTCCCAGGCTACAATCCGCTCCAGGGTGCGCCAGCTTGTCAGGGATTTTCCTTTCTTTGCCAGGGCAATCAATGTGCTGGTGGATCTGACCGTGGGAACGGGCATTGACTTCCAGGCCAGAGTCAAGAGCCCAGACGGTTCATTCAACAAAAAAGCCAACGACCAGATCGAGTACGCATACCACCGCTGGTGTGAACAGGCCGACTCAACCGGCAGGCTCCATTTTAACGAGCTGGTCAGGTTGTCGGAACGTACCGAGATCGAGGCCGGGGAATCTCTTTTCATCAAGCGCAGTCCCAAAGACAGGTACGTGCCTTTTGCCCTGCAGCCCATCGAGCCGGACCGCCTGGGGCAGTACCAGGAAAAGCCTGCAGGCAAAAACGTAATTGACAACGGTATCGAGTACAATCCGGATACGGGCGAAGCTGTTGCTTATCACATCCTGGACAACTCTTACACAATGAGGTCCAGGCGCTGGCCTGCTGACCATATCATACACACCTTTCAAACTTTACGCCCGGATCAGATGCGCGGGATCAGCCCGTTTGCTTCCGCGGTCCTGGCTGCTGATGACCTTCACCAATACATTGACGCCACTATGGATACGGCAAAGCTGGCCAGTAAATACCTGGCCATGATTACCACTCCAGACATTGCAACCTTCCAGCAGCAGCGCGCTACAACCGAAAACGGGCAGAAGATTGAAGAGCTTGAGAATGCGATAATCGAGTATTTGAACCCGGGCGAAGAGGTCAAATTCGCTAATCATAACATTCCGTCAGATCAGTTTGATCCTTTCACCAAGTTTATTCTGCGCATGGTTGCAGTCTCCACCGGGACCAGCTTTGAGCTTTTGTCTGGGGATTATTCCGGGTTGAGCTATTCAAACCTGAAAGCAATCCGCACGGACCTGGTCAGGGGGATCAAGACCAGGTTTGCCCAGCGCAAGATGCACTTTTGTAATCCTGTGTTCCGCACATTTCTTGAGCAGGCGCACGTTGCCGGGCGGCTGTCTCTGCCCGGATATTTTGCTGATCCGTACAAATATGAACGCTGTCAGTGGATCTGGCAGGGCATGGAAAGTCCGGACCCGCTCAGGGAATCCAAGGCAGTGATTGAACAGATAAAAGCCGGGCTCATGTCACCGCAGGAAGTTGTGGCCGCAAGAGGTCGGGATCTTGAAGAAGTCCTGGACGAGATTGCACAGGCCAAACAGTTGATGGAGGATAGGAAATTAACCTGGGGGGATGTGTCCACGTCCCTTGCAAACAACCCGGCGGCGGTTGCCCCGGACAACGACGACGGAGGCAGAATGAATAAAGTTTTACAAATGAGAACGCGCAGCCAGCCGGAGCCGGGAATCACCACCAGGGCGCTGCCCGTATTCCCGGCCAGCCTGGACAAGGAAGAAAGGACCGTTGACGCGGTTATGGCCACCGAGGCCCCTGTTGATGTTTTTACCTGGGAGCATGGCCTGGTCCGAGAGGTTTTGCTTGTGGAAGGCGCAGAGTATCCAACGAAGATACCGTTGCTTGATACACATGACAGGTTTTCCAGCAAATCGGTGCTGGGATCTGTCACCGAGATCAGGGCTTCCGGGGCTGAGCTTGTGGGCAAGGTGGCTTTTTCCAGCACGGCTCAGGACATAATGACCAAAGTGGAAGAGGGCCACCTGACGGATTTTAGTGTAGGATACAGGGCGATAAAGTCTGTGTTCATTCCTGAGGGTGAATCTCAGGTCATAGAGGGTAGATCTTTTGACGGGCCGGTATTGGTAACTACCCAGTGGAAGATCAAGGAGTTGTCCATTTGCCCCATCGGCGCGGACGAAAATGCCAAGGCCAGGGCCGCGGCTGAACATCAAGAAAATAATAAATTAACGGAGGGATCAGAGATGAAGATTTCAGCAGAACTACGAGAGTTGCTGGTTGGCCGAGGCATGGCCGAAGATGCAACAGACGAACAGGCATGGGCTTTCCTGGAGGAAGTTACCCGCCAGGATGCCGANAAGAAACAACTTGAGCCGGTTGACCCTGACCAAGTACGCATGGAGGCGATTAAGAATGAGCGTGAACGGGTGACCGAGATCCATGCCATGGGCGAGCGGTTCGGCATGGCTGAGGAAGCACGCAAGGCTATTGACGGCAATGTGGCCCTGGACAATTTTCGCAAACAGGTACTGGAGGCCCAGATGGCCAAGAAAGATGAAGGTCCGAATTTCAAAGTGGAAATGGGAGCTACCGAGCCGGAGAAAATCAGATCTGCGGTTCAGGATAGCTTGATTGTCCGTGCCGGGATGAAAGTTGAAACCCCTGCACCCGGACATGACAGTTTCCTTGGACATACAATGAGGGAGCTTGCCCGTGAAATGCTGGTCAGGTCAGGTCAGCGCATCCCGCAGAACGCTATGGAGATGGTGGGCAGGGCATTGACCAGCTCAGACTTCCCGCTGGCCCTGGCTAATGTGGCCAACAAAGCCCTGTTTGACGGCTATGAAACAGCTGAGGAAACCTGGCGTATCTGGTGCGGGGTTGGATCTGTGTCCGACTTTAAGACTCACCACATGGTCCGGATCAGCGAAATGGACGACCTGGACGAGATCCCGGAGAGCGTAGAGTACAAGTATGGCTCCCGGACCGAAGCGGAAGAGCAGTATAAGATTGCCACCTACGGCAAGATGCTGAACATCTCCCGCCAGGCTATCATCAATGACGACATGAATGCGTTGGTTGATGTTCCCAGGGCTCACGGTGAATCTGCTGCCCGCAAGATCGGTGACCTGCCTTACGCAGTCCTGGCCGCTAACGCTGCCATGGGAGACGGTACACCGCTCTTTGATAATGGGCACGGGAACCAGGACTCAAACGCATCTGTCGCTGTTGCCGCTTTGAACAACGGCTTTAAAAAGATGGCCCTGCAGACAGACCTCAGGGGCAAGCGTCGTCTTAATATCAGGCCCCGTTTTTATATCGGACCTGTTGCCACCATGGGAACTGTTGAACAGTTTTTCCGCACCGAATATATCGGCGGAGTAAGCGATCAGCCTAACCTGGTCAATATATACGGCGGCAATGTCCTGACCAGGGTTTATGATCCCAGAATTGACGACGATGATGCTGACAAGTGGTATCTGGCCGGGCCCAGAGGCAAGACTGTTACTGTGTTTTTCCTGAACGGCGTGCAGACTCCTTATCTGGAAACACGCCAGGGCTGGAATGTGGATGGAGTTGAATACAAAGTCCGCATTGATGCAGGCGCAAAAGCTGTTGACTGGAGAGCTTTGTATCTCAACGAAGGTGCCTAACCAACCAACCAGGGGCGGCGCATTGCCTGCCCCTTAACTGAATAAACAATCGGAGGAAAATAAAATGGCTACTAATTACATTCAGGAAGGCAAGAGTATGTACCTTGTCACCGAAAGCGGGGCAAAATCTGGCAATCCGTTTGTTGTCGGGGATTACCTGCCCTGTGTATTGCTGACCGACGCTGACGCGGACGACAGCCACAAGGCTGCGGTTGCAACTGAGGGAGTGTTCAGCTTGTCCGTTGACGGCGTTACTCCTGGGGCGGTGAGCGCCGGAGACATGCTGTACTGGACCGCTAAAGACGCAGTTTTGAGCAAGGACAGCACAGGGAAGCCTTTTGGCATCGCTCTTGAGGCAACCGAACATGCCAGCGCCGCAATAAAAGTCATGCTGACCCCCAAGGCTACCGTGCCGGCAAGTGTAGGCGCCGACGAACTGGAATCCAATGCGGTTCAAGAAGAAAAAATCCTGAACGGTGCTGTAACCGAAAACAAGATCGGTGCTGCTGCCGTGGCTTACTCCAAGCTCAAGGCCGATGTGACCAGGCTGCTGCCCATCCATCAGCTTTCCGGTTCACATGGCGCCAAGATGGAGCCCACCACCAGCGGGTTTTATCTGCTGATTACCGACTCAGGCGAGGGAGCTTTCACCATGGGTGATCCGGTTTTTGAAGGCCAGCAGGTGGCAATCAAGCTGGAGAAAAAGCAGACCGATGACTTGGTGATTACTTTTGACAGCCCTGTCAATGACAATGATGACGATATCATCACCCTGGACACCGAGGGCGAGTCCGTCATTCTTGTCGCGGCCAATGTCAGCGCAACCACCGACGAGGCTCTTGAGTGGCGCGTCATTGCCGATGCCGGGGCACCAGCATTCAGTGCAACCACTTAACCAGACGGCCCGGCTGACCACCGGGCCTTATTAAAATTATGCGCATAAATATTGTCGGCCTGGCAGTGGGATGGAGAGATGTCGCGGGACAGCCCGGAGAAACATGGGGTGTTAACGACCTGGTGTTTAAAGACGAGCTGCCCCTGGCCCGGTCTTTTGATATTCATGCTCATGCCCGAAAAAAAAAGAAAGGACGGACCCGGGCGGAGCGTCGGACCCATGCGGCTGAACGCGGGATCAGGTTCGTTGACTGCGACAACTATCCCCTGGGCGAAATCAGAGACAGGTTCGGCACGGATTATTTTTGCTCAAGCATTGACTACATGCTGGCCCTGGCCCTGCTTGAGGGGGCAAAAGAGATCCACCTGTACGGCGTGGATATGTCTATGACAGATGAATATGCCCACCAAAAGCCGAGCGCTGAATACTGGATCGGATACGCCAGGGGCATGGGCGTTACGGTTGTTGTGCATGGCAAAAACTCACGGGTTATGCGCATAAAGGGCGGCATTACTTATGGTTTCATGTTGCCGCAAAAATATTATTGACCACCCACCGCTACCAGCCCCGGCCGGGTTTTGTACCTCCTGGCTTGGCCGGGGCAAAATTAAAGATGAACTGGAGACAGCGGATAAAAAACTGGTGGCAGCATTACAGCAACGGGCTGCATCTGTTTTGCAGACTCAGAGGTTTTGGGCTGAACAAGACTCAGGCCGAATGGATCTGCAAGAAATACGAATGGCTGATCAAAAAAAGGACAGACTAATGGATTTTCACTGGAGCGACCTGAGTCATTCTGCTGTTGTGGTTGTAATATTTATCCTGGGGCTTGTGGTGCATTACGTCAAGACCGAGGAAAACCAGAAGCACAGATACAACGAATTGGCAAAATGGCTGGAGCAGCACGAGCGCAGGATTTGCGACCTGGAGGGCCGAAATTATCAGCCCACGGGTTTGTCAACATATATACCCAGGCTGGAGTGCGAGGCCAAGCACGAGGAGTTGAAGAAGGAGTTTCGGGATCTGGCAAGGGAAATCAGGAGCAGCCGGGGAGGTGGGGTGTGACCGACGAACTCAGAAGACAACTCATCCGGCACGAAGGGCTGGAGCTTAAGCCCTACCGCTGCACAGCGGGCAAGCTGACCATTGGTGTGGGCCGCAACATTGAAGATGTGGGCATATCCAGAGACGAGGCGCTGATGCTTTTAGAGAACGACATCCGGGAATGTCACGCTGATCTGTATCGGATCTTCCCGGCCTTTCACGGCATAGCGCCAGGCAGGCAATACGCCCTGGTGGATCTCAGGTTTAATCTGGGGCCGTCCAGGTTCCGCAGCTTCCGGCGCATGATTGCCGCTGTTCAGCGTAAAGATTGGGACCAGGCAGCAGCCGAGTTGAAAGATTCACTCTGGTGGGCCCAGGTCCAGGACGACCGCAAAAATACATTACATAGACAGCTCAAGGCTGGAGTGTAATGCCGGATTTCGCAGACAAAGCACAACAGGAATATGAGGCCCATTTCCATCGGGTTATGTCCGAGCGCATACGCAGACTGGCCGAGACCCCGAGGGAGTCGGCAACAC